GGGGGCATAGCCCCCGCACCTCGTTAAAAACGCGGGGGTAAAACGCAAAAAACCCATTTAATTCGGTTGACGCGGGAATCTGGGCAATGCACAACACATCTTGCAAGGCATTATGCAACACGTTTAGCAACACACATCTATTACATAGATAGTTACACTATCAATGAATAATAGATAAAGCTGCTGGCTAGATCGCCACCACCTTTAGCGAGTCGCTAACCTTCGGTTGCTATCGCTAAGGTGGACGCAGCAAAACAATTTCCAAAAAACAAAAATGACACGACGACACGAAACAATCGGACAAAAGCTCTGGAGACTCCATCCGGAGAGAATGCGAGCGCACATTAACGCTTTGAACGAATTGCACAAAGAACAGGCCAGAAACAGGGCAAACGCAATTCGGGCGTGTTTAGGCGTAATTCCGCAGGAATGGACTCCAAGCTGGATTATACGCGACAGACTAGCCGAAGCGTGGAAAGAGGTGTTTGGAGAGGAATTGACGACCGTCCAGGCGTGGAACCATATCAGCTTCGCAATGCGCAATAATCTTATTCGCATAAGTGAAGGAAAGTACTTTCCCGGAGTGTGATACAATGAGAAATGAAGAAAGCAGATTTGAAGCAAGAATGGGCTAAGTTTATCAAGACCCGCACAAAAGAGCAGATTGCCCAATTAGAGGCTTCTGGCTTCGATACAGGCGATCCGCAGTCAGAGAACCTACATCGTTTCCACAGGACGTTCCAGGAGGGTTTAACGAACAAACAGGGAAACAAGCCGTCTGACTCCGGTACACAGGCATATTCTGAAAAGCTGTCTTTTATGGTTCACAAGATGGCAGGTAACACGGAAAAGGAGTCTGACCCCGCAATGGACTTTGCCGTAGCCATTGCAGCGCGTGTTATTGATATATTTGATTGTTCACGAGATAGACAGGTACGCTTACACGCAGACTGTATGAGATTGGCCATTGGCTACCCTTCAGCAAGGTCGCAGAGCGAAATCTGTGATAAGTATAACCTAAGCAAGGCAAACGTCTCCTGGCGTGTCCGGAGCATCCAGCGCAAGTTTGACCTTCCACGCTGCTTTACCAACGGCAACCGCGTAAACAAGTGAGTGTCCGTAAGGTCGACATTGCAGAGCACCTAGGAGTGTCAAGACAGGCTATTAACGCCTTTGTGAACCAAGGTATGCCCGATGACAGCCTTGAGTCTGCCGCAGCGTGGTACAACGCTCGCAGGGCGGCAAGAGGCGCAGATGCCGTTACACCGTCAAACAAGGAAGTACCTACCGACGAGTCTTTCGCACAGATCGTAGCACAGCATAGAAGCCTCAAGGATAAGGCGTACAGGCAGTATCTTTCCGACTTGGAAGCAGGTGACCCTAACCAATCAAAGTCGTATGCAACGTACGACAAGCTGCTTAAAACGATGGTCGCGTTAGAGCGTGAGGCTCACTCCAGGGACATTGCCTCGCGTAAGTACATCGAGACGACAATTGCGACATCGGTATTCGGCAAGGTGCTAATGAGCATACGGACAGAGTTATCACAACTCGGCACTAAGCTCGCACCGAAGGCCAATCCCGACCACCCTGGTACGGCTATGAAGGCGATTGATGAGGAAGCCGATAGAATGCTAAGACGCATCTCGGCTATGGCCTTAGATGCCCAAAGCAACGTGACAATCGCTGAACCCGAAACGGAGGCAACCGAAGATGTCGCAGGAGACTGATTTTGAATTAAGCCTCCGGACGTTACTCGCACCCGATCCAGACGGAGACATCGTGGACTGGCTTGAGAGGAACGTTAAGAGCGTACCATACTCGCCTAACCCTGGGCCTTTCCGAATCGAGTCTACGCCATACCTTGCGCCCATCCTACGTGCTCTACAAGACCCCGAAATAGAGACAATCGTCGTGCAGGGAAACGTCCAAAGCGGTAAGTCAATGGTGCTAGAGCTGTGGTCAACCTTTGTTCCAGCCCGAGCACCCGGCCCGATGCTGCTCCTCCAGGATGTAGATTTGAACGCAAAAGACTGGCAAAAAACTCGCTTGCGTCCGCTGTGGGAAGCTACACCGGCAACGTCGGCAATGCTCGATCAGTCCGAGCGATCTGAAATTGTAACGACGCGGTTCAAGCGGAACGTTACGTGGGTGCTTGGAGCAGAGAATGAACGCAACTTGCAACGTCGTTCAATTCGATACCTGGGGATGGACGAGTGTTGGCAGTACAAGCAAGGTCACATCAAGCAAGCAATGGCCCGTCGTACCGCTTTTACGTGGCAGGGCAAGACGGTGCTAGTATCGCAAGGCGGCTCAGATGGCGACGACTTTACAGACTTATTCAATTCAACAGACAGGCGTGAATGGCAATTCACTTGTCCGCATTGCCAAGAGCGACAGCCCTACGACTGGAAACAAATCAAGTACCCGGATAACTCAAAGAAAGACGGAGCGTGGGACTATGACGCAGTACGCGAGGGAACCACCTACGCGTGTAAGAAGTGCGACCACAGATTCCTAGATCGAAACAGCGTGAGGGCAGAGTTAAATGCCGGTGCTTGTTTCGTACCTGTTAACCCTAATGCACCGAAGGGACGCGTAGGGTTCCACTTCAATGCTCTAGCAATGCAATGGGGCTTATCTTGGGGTGACCTTGCGGTGGAATGCATCGAGGCAGCTCAAGCTTACGACGAACACGGTGAGGAAACCAAGCGACGAGACTTTAAGCAGAAGCGTCTTGCTCTCGCGTGGAGCGAGGAACCCGACGATGCCGGTGGAGAGGTGCTTCCTTCGGGATACCGCCAAGAGCAGGAGTGGAGCGACGAGGGTGCAGTAGCAGATGGCCGACTTGTTGGAGCACCGTTCCCCGATGGCATCCAGGCACGTTCAAAAGAGTTCCACCGTCTTAGATTCTTAGCCGTGGACGTGCAGCGGAAAGGTTTTTATTACATTGTCCGTTCGTGGGACGCTAATGGCAAGTCTCGTCTCATCAAATGGCAATATGTCGATACGTGGGAGCAAGTGCGGTCGGAGCAGCTACGACTCCAAGTTGCCGACCAGTTTGTATTTGTTGACTCTGGTGACGGCCCTAACGTCGACGACGTGTACGAGCATTGCGCTATGTGGGGCTGGAACGCGACAAAGGGTTCCGGCAACCAAGAGTTCCCCTGGCGCATCAATACGCCCTACGGTATCAAAATATCCCAGCGTCCGTACTCGATTCCAAAGGTGCAGCAGATTGGCAAACGGTCTTGCCGGCTTATTCTATTCTCTAATTTGATGTTGAAAGACTCGCTTACGCGGTTGCGTCGCAAGGGGGAGCATACCTACCCAGAGGACGCAGGAGACGAGTACCGCAAGCAAATGCAGTCAGAGAGCCGTACACGCAACGAGACTGGCCGTCCTATCTGGGTGCAGGTAGGTGATCGTGCAAATCACTTGTGGGACTGCGAGGTCATCGGACTGCTGCCGGCATTGATGGCAAGGTTGGTCGGACGCGGAAAGAATCGTGCCGACACGGACGGTAAAGAAGTTGACAAACCAGAAGCTCCGACAAAAGTATGAACAGGCGACGGACATCTTGTTTTTTCCTTTGGGGTGGCTCCAGAGGTTTTGTTTCTTCAAGGTGTCCGTCGCTCACCTTTGACTCAAGGCGATAGGCTATGGCTGGCCCCAGAGGATTATTTATGATTCTGACTATTCCTCAAATCGAGGCGATTCGGGATAAGGCTGCTTTGCAAATGATTGAAGGTAAGACCATAATGGAGTACTCTGACTCCGGTACAACCGTTTCAAAGCAATGGCCAATCACAGTCGACCTCGTATTGCTAGAGTGTCGCTTCGCCCTGCAAATGAAACAGCCAGATATTTACGGTGAATGGTCGCGTGTTCGTGTTGGCAATATGCTTAACAACTTCCGCGGCTTGTAAGCATTTATGGCGCGCAAAAAAATTATTCAAAAGGCTAAACCTATCCCGAAGGCTCGGGGTACTAAGGCTCCCGACTTGAAGGCTAAGGCTACTGGAGGCCCTGGCATCTTCTCTAATTTCGAGTCGGCAAAGTTCAGCAACAAGAGATCGTGGGTCTGGTCTTCTTGGCCGACTGACTTTAAGAAAACGATGACGGTCTTTGACCGTCTCGAAACTACGCGCAAGATGCGCTGGATGGAGTTGAACGCTGGCGTGATTCGCCAAGTTCTCTCCGATTACGTTTTATACAGCGTCGGTGACGGTATCACAGCACAGGTACGCACCGGCAATCCTGCTCTAGACGAGCAGTACGAGCAGTACTTTGCAAAATGGGCTGCCGTACCTTGCGACATCACAGGACGCTTCAACCTGTACGAGCTTCAGCAAATCGTCGCACGTCTAGTAATGCGTGACGGAGAGTGTTTCCCAATTAAAGCACGTGATGGTGCAGGTCGTCCAAAAATCCAACTTATTGAAAGTCACCGGGTTGCTTGCGCTAACAGCGGAGCACCAGAGCAGGGCGAAGTAGACGGCATCAAGTTTGGCCCTTACGGAAAGCCAGAATGGTACAACGTCGTAAAGTCTAGCGGTGGCAATCGTCGCGTACCTTCGGGTGCGGTGATGCACGTGTTCTCACCAGAGGTCGCATCGGGCGCACGTGCGTACAGTCCGCTTCAGCATAGCATAAATAACGTGATTGATATGCTAGAAATCATCAGTTTGGAAAAGTTCGCTTGCAAAATGAACGGTGATATTACTCGCACGATTACACGCGAGACTGGCCAATTCGACCCGTCACAAGGCGACTTTGAAGCGTTCGGTATGAAGCCACAAAATTACGGCCCGAACGGAATGACAGACCCCGACCAGACTTCTACCTTTATCGGTGGCAAAGTCATCGCTCTCGCTCCAGGCGAAAAACTAGAATCTTTCCAATCGAACCGTCCTAACTCCACCTTCACCGGATTTATGGAGCACTTAGTACGCGATTCGCTGTCCGGTGTCCTTCCTTACGAGTTTGTACACGATCCATCCAAAGCAGGTGGCGCATCAATGCGTCTAGTCATTGCTAAGGCCGACCGTCAGTTCAAACAAATGCAAAATGTGTTGATTTCACGATTCCTAACGCCCCTGTGGGGATACGTGATCGGTGACGCAATCGCCAATGGCGACCTTCCTGCTTGCGACAACTGGACACGCGTAATGTGGACGACACCTAAGCGTCTGACCGTTGATGCCTCACGCGATGCTGCACAAAATCGTGCCGATATCGTGATGGGTATTAAGAATATGAGCGAGAACGCTCAAGAAGAAGGCGAACATTATTCCACACAGCTCAAGAAGCGTGTACGCGAAGCCAAGATGATTGTCGACGAGTGCGCAGCAGAAGGCGTACCCCTCTGGATGGTCTACAACCCTGGCAACGCGTCGCTAGCCGATGTCAATGCGTCTCCCAAGCCCCTTGCCCCTCCCAATGAGGACGAGGATATGACCGACGACACCGATGAAGACAAAAGGGATAAATCCTATCGTCTCGACGACGAGAATCTCGACCCCGGTGATACCATCGGAGACTAATTTCTAACTAACACTATGCGTCAACTCGCCTCAGCCCTTAAATCGGGTACACCAATCCTCATCGACCCATCGAAGGCACAAGGCTACCTCGACCGAGTTGCCAGCCTAGACATCTCGACTGCTAAAAAGGCAGAAGATATGAAAGAAGTGCTTACGATGCTCTTTGGCGAACAGCCAGAGATGACCATCGAAGACGACGTGGCCATTATCCCGATTAAGGGTGTAATCGGTTCCAAACTTACGGCCCTAGAAAAAATGATGGGCGCAACCGACGTGGAAGACATCAAGGGATGGGCAAAGCATTGCCTAGAGTCAGACGACGTTAAGACTGTTATCCTCGATGTGGACAGCCCTGGCGGTACTGTAACAGGAGTTCCAGAGGTTGCTAAGGGTCTACGCGCCCTTGGCCAAGCAAAGCACACGATTGCCTACACCGACGGTGAAGCTTGCTCTGCCGCGTACTGGATGGCTAGCCAATGTAACGAGTTTTACGCAACCCCTTCGGCTACGGTCGGATCGGTTGGTGTTTACGTCGCTATGCCAGACTACACTAAAGCTTTCGATATGGAAGGTATCAAGATGGACGTAATTAAAGCCGGTAAGCTGAAGGCTATCGGTGTCCCAGGTACTTCTATGACGGAAGAACAACGCAAACACGTTCAAGACGACGTAAATGAAATCCACACAGACTTTAAGAACGACGTTAAGATGGTTCGCACAGAAGTCGAAGACGATCATATGGAAGGACAAGGTTTCAGCGGTAAGAAGTCTGCTGAACACAATATGGTCACCGGACTGGCAGATGACCTGGAAGAAGCTCTTGGCCGTTCTGCACAATGGAGAGCTTTTACGGAAGAAAAAGACGAGCACGAGAAGCACGAAGATTCGGAAACTGCTGAAGAAGAAAAAGAAGAGCACGAAAAAGAATCCGAGTGAAACTTGACTGAAGGCGATAAAGCACAATGACGCTCGAACAGACTCTTAACGCCTTGAAGAACACTCTTGGTGGCAAATCAGACGAAGCAAAAGCATTAACCGAAAAGGTTACTGCCCTTGAAGCAACCATCCTCGCTAACGCGGAAGCACTTGCTGGCGCAGAAGCCATCAAAGCAGTTGCAGCCGAATTGACCACTAAGGTCGCTTCCCTTGAAGCCGACCTTTCCAAGGCTATCGAATTGAACACTCTCCTAAAGGCCGCTAAGACCGAAGCCGAAGGCAAGATTGAATCAGCCGGCAAGAAAGCAGCTGCTATCGCTGCTTCAGTCGGTGTCGAGCCTGTCGAAGTTTCCCCTGCTGTTTTCGCTGACAAGTCAAAGACTCCCCAGGATGTCGCTGACGAGTGGGTTGCACTCAAGCAGACTGATCCAAAGGCCGCCCGCGAGTTTTACGACCGCAACCTGCCAGCTCTCAAGGCTGCTGCCGGCCTTCGCTAATTTCACCCACCCAATAATAACACATTATGGCTACTAACGCTATCGGAGGCTTATCCCTCCAGCTCGTCGCAGAGGAATCCCTCCGGACGCTCGTCCCCCAGCTCCAGCCCTTGACCAAAATTGCGGTCACGGACTTCGGCTCCTATACCGCTGAACGCGGTACTGGTGTTCACACTCGCTTTGCGGGTAAGTTCACCGCTGCTGATTACAGCAAGGCAACAGGCTTCGTCGAATCCAATGCGGAATCGACTGATGTCTTCGTCTCGCTCGACGCTCAGAAGCACGTCACCGTATCCTTCACGGATACTGAAGTTGCTACGCTCTCCCTCGAGCGTCTTCGCAACTTGTTTATGGCTCCTCTCGCTAATGCCGTCGTCAAGTCGGTGTTCGACGTTGCCCTCGCTGAAGTTGACGGCACATTCGCTTCCGGCTTCAATGGTGCTCTCAGCACATTCAACCGTATTGCTGTTTCGAACATCGCTAAGAGCCTCACAAAGGCTAACCTTCCCCAGGAAGGCCGCGCTGCTCTCGTCAGCCCAGACATCTATCAACAGCTCATCAGCGATCCAGTAATCGCTCAAGCGTTCTCAATCGGTACTAACGAAATTATCCGCGGCAACCGCCTCGGTATGATTCACGGTATCGAGTTCTACGAGTACAATGGTTTCGGTGCTGTCGGTATGGACGCAACCCTCAATGGTGTTGTCTCTTGCCGTGAAGGTTTAGTGGTCGTCACACGCGTTCCTGCTGCTCCTACAACGGGCGGTGGTTATCAAGAACTCGTCGAAGACAAAGACAGCGGTTTCACATACTCGCTCCGCTACTGGTACGATTGGTCAGCAGGTCTGCACAAGATCAGCGCAACCTGGCTCATCGGTGCTGCTAAGGGTAACCCCGACGCACTCCAGCGCATCAATCTGACTGCCTAATAGCAGTTCGGCTTTCGTGAGGGTCGAGTGACCTTCACACGCGCCAATGCAAGAGAGGCTCTCCAATCGGGGAGCCTCTCTCTTTGTGCGTCTTGACTGAAGGCGATAGGCTATGGGACTTTACGATGAAGTTGGTTCAGATGCTGCGTCTATCTTGCTCGAGATTGGTAAGGATATTACAGTTAAGAACGTTCCAGGAGGCACACCTGTTGCGCTAAAAGCATTGGTGACTCAACCTATGGTTATGCAAGATTTGGAGACTGGTGGTTTCCTTAATCAGACATCTTTCGAGGTTAAGATTACACGCGCTCAACATAATCTTTATCCGGGGTTATTCGCTTACGGTAACGTGGTAAATTATAACAGCGAAGACTACCGCATCGTGGCCATTGCAAACCGTCCACCTTCCGCTTGGATCATCGCTAAGATACAGACCAAGGTTCAATAATGGCAATCATCACGGCACAGACCAATATCAAGGTTGATAGCAGCGAGTTGAGAAAACATCTCGCAATCTGGTCGCACGTGATGGGTAAGACAGCTGAAGAAACAGTAAGGACACAGGCTGGCCTTCTATGCCAGGATATGCTTAGTTATACTTTACCAATTTCTGGGCAACCTGGTGGTCGACGTGGTGAAGGTTTGGATGCCAGAGAAGTAGGTGAACTTTCGATGGAAGCCGACATCGACCGTATATTCAAACCTCTTGAAAATGCGTCATTCTCTGCCATTGCCGACCAAGGCGAATATGGCGTATTTGCCGAATGGGTCGCTGCTAGAGAGAAAGCCGGCAAAGAGATTCCTAAATACGTCTCAAAGGGCGTAGGCGGATATGTTAATTCTGTAAAGGTATGGGATAAGTTTAGAACTACCTATGCCGGCAAGCGTGTAGGCAGGGTAGGCGTATTCACAACTTTCCAAGGTGACGGTATTGAAGAAGCGCATCAACGCATACGCGGTGGAACAAACGTCGACGACTATTCCAAGAACGTAAAGGCTCGCAACACCACTTTCTTCGTAGGTGACTACGATAAAAACATTAAATCCTATAAAGCCAAAATGAAGGAGCACGTTGGCCGACTTAAAGCCGGCTGGCTTGAGGCCGGACTATCCATAGGTCGCCATATGCGAGCACCAGCTTGGATTTCTCGTCACGTTGGGCAGGGTACTGGAATCTACATTGACCAGACTTCCAATAAGCAGGTTCCAACAATTATCATAGGAAACAGCATTCACGGAAAGATGACCAAAAGCCCCGGTAAAGACCTCTGGAAGACCGCTGTGAACTACCGGGCATACGCTATGCGTAATGACATCGCAAAACGCCTTGAGAGGGCAACCAGGGGGTCAGGAATAGATGTCCGCGAGGCAGCCCGAAGGCTCGGCATCGCTCCTGGAGATATTTTAGAATAATGAGCAACCACATCCGATCCATCGTTGAAGACAAGGTAGCATCCTACCTTTCCGCAGCTATACCTGCCGTAACCGTCAATAAGGGTGTCACCGACGAGCTGCGTGTCGTCCCAATCATCGTGGCCCACGCATCGGACGCTGTACGCCCTTATTCTCTTGGAGCGCACAATCTGGGCAACTACCGCGTAACCCTCAAAATCTACGTATATTCCTCTGCCGATGACGAGACGCTTCAGCAGCATCGGGACAGGGTTACCCTCGTCCACGGAGCACTTGCCGACGATGCTTCGCTAAAGACCGCCTGGGGTTCCTCTGCTACTTATGGCACGTTATACGACATTTGGTGCGAGACTGACAATGAGGGTATGTCGCAACGTAGGTACGGTAATGTCTTGACCTATACGATGATGGTCTGCCTACCTGTTTCCTAATCTTGACTGAAGGCGATAGATTACAATGGCAGCCGCAAAAGAGTTTGGAGTAGTTCACATTTACGGAATCAGAGGCGGCGCAGCTGCCGCTGATTTAACAGTCCAGTCCGATGTCTTCGATTACAAGTATGCACTTGATGTCGAAGTTAAGGACGAAGAAGGCCGCGTCATCACTGACCGCCTCGACGACCAACGCATTGAAGTTTCTATTGACGGTGTTATGAAAGCTGAAGGTTCAGAAAGTTTACTCGGTGGACAGTTTGAATACGGTGGCACTACATTTATCATTAAGGGTGTCACAGACCGCGGAGTAAACAACGACTACCGCAAGGTTTCCATCAAGGGAGTCAAGTACCAGGAGATCGCTTAACGCGATATCGGCCCAATGGACGGCCGTTTCCTAAGCGCATTTACGCTACTGCCTCGACAGAGGCAGGTGTGTGGTCGTGTAACTAAGCCCTTGTGCTTACGTCACCGTTTGGTGTTAGAATCTCTTGGCTCACCATTTGTAGACGGTTCACGCATACCCTCATACTTAGATGTTATAGTTTTTTCAAAAATTGTCTCGTCGTTTGATATGGCAGAAATGATGCCGGAGAAGCCCACAAAGGAAGATAACGAATGGGCTAGGAAAATGAACGACGATGGCGAAGTGCTCGTTGAGCAAGTAAAGGAAGCGTTTGGTTGCATCGAAGACCAGGCGAAGTGGCCAATCTTTTGGAAGAAACAAGGAGGCAAGGATAGGGGAATCCCTTGGGTTTTATCAGTTGTTTGCAACCTTGTTAAAAACGGTGTGGAACTTGAATCAGCTTGGACAATGCCAGAAGCACAAGCCGTCTGGATGAACGCTTCTTTCGCCATTGGTGCTGGTGCTGAAATAGATATTGTTTCCGAAGAGGATATTCAAATGCAAGCATTCCTAGCAAAGATGGAAGCAGAGAAAGCCGAGAAATCACAAATGGAGGAATCCAATGTCTGAAGTAAAACTTTCAGTAAGTATGGATGTCTCTCAAGCCGAGGCAGCCGCGGCCGCATTGCCGGATAGCATTGACCGTAAGTTACGCAGTAAGAAACGCGGAGACTTTACCCAGGGCTATACAGACATTAGCGCAAAGGGTACTAAGTTCATTGATCCAAAAGATGCAATGGGTCGAACGGCTAACGACCTAAAGATGGCGCAGGAAGCCGAAAAGAAAAAGCAACAGGCTATTGACGAAACTTCTACTGATTCTAAAAAATGGATTAAAGATTTTGGCTCAAACCTGGAAGGTGTAATTATGGGGTCAATCGGGCCTGCGGCTATTGCAATAAAAGCAATAGAATATGGATGGGGTAGCGTTGTAGATCGTGTTAATCTTCTGTATAATAATTATCAATCAAAGATTACTGCCGGTGTAAGCCCCGCAGAAGTTGAGGCATTTCAAATGTTTACACGCGTTGGAACGACAACAGAAGAACAAGCAGCATCAATGGCGGCCCGAGCACAAGCAGTTGCCAATGCCAACGCAGCCGGTGGCCAAGGGTCTAACTACAAGGCATTTGAATATTTTGGAATGACTGATTACAAGCGTTACCGCGAAGAAGGTTTACCGCTTGCTGAATTAGTTTTAGAAATGACAAAAAGGTTCAAAAAAGAAGGTGGTTCAGCTCAATACGAAATGGCAGCTAAAGGGATTTTGGGAGACGATTGGCATACAATGAGAGGTATGCTTGCTCAAGCTGCTAGGTTTGAAAAACATCCTTCTCAGATTTATGATTCAATGTCTGAAGGTAGCCTCAATCAACAAAAGGCTAGAGCACAGATTTTTCATTGGCAGGCGATGACTATGAGCCAAAAAGACCTTATGGGTGGAGTCGGTGGTGGCTTACCTCAACTTTTGAATGGTGTCACATCCCTACAAGCAATGGGTGGTGGTGACGTACTGTCAGCCCTGGCGCGTGGCCCACAGGATCGTACTGCCATAGCAACCGAAAGCAGCGCAAACTCACTTCTTAAGCTTGTTGCCGTCGAGGATGCCAAGCTTGGACAAAAATCACCCGCTTACCTTCGGTGAGTATGATACAATAACATTATGGAATCTACATACATCCAACACGGAGTTGAACCTAATTACGTTCTTCAACCCGATTACCAATTTAGTCATAACGGTTATGGGTTGCTACAACTGACGGCCAACTATGCCGTTGACATTGCTACTGCCGGTTCTTCGGCTGATGTTTTCCCTAGAGGTGGTGAGTTCAAAGGCGGGTCTGGCCCATTGGATCTAGCTTTATTTTATTACGGTTGGACGGTCGTTAAAGCCGAGGAAAGGGGACGCGACGGAAACATAGCTTATATCACGGTTCATTATGCCGCTATTGCTAACGATAACGATACTACCGAAACCGAAGCGGTGATGACATCTTCGGTTGTATCAGAGCCTATCGAGTCTCACCCTAACTTTTCGGTCATTCAATGCTCTGACATTGGTGATGGAGTAAGTCCTTTAGGAGGCAAATGGGATGGCAACGCTCCACCTCCATTAGAAAAACCAACAGGCACTCCAAACCCAGACAATAAATACAGGGCATTGTGGAGCACTAATTTCAACGAACAGACACAAACTAGAAATTACGCGTTTAACGGTTTTTCACCTACGGACACCACTACCACTAAGACAGCCAACCGCAAAGCCGGTGTTCGTTCCTGGATGCGTCCTTCTGTTACTATGCGTTTAACTGGTTATACCAAAGACGCGGCAGTAGCCAATGAAACAACAAGGTATGTTGGATGGGTAACCGGAACTGGTCAAATTGGAGGATTAGAGATTCCTGCTAGTTATAAAGGAATACAAGTAGATGGGTTAGTAATAACACCTTTTGATATTTCACTACAAACGTCTGCTGGAAAAGATTGGTTAGTAACTAGCTCAAATATGGAAGTCTACGGTGGCCTATATAAAGTTACAGTCGACCTGCTTCTGTCTGGTGTCTTAGGTTGGGATCGTGACATCTACCCTCACTATACTGCCTAATGAGCATTGAGGGCAACAGGTCGGAGGGCGGTATGTTTAGCCCTGGCGAGATATTGTCTGCGTCAAAGTTGAACGACTTGGCTCAACACGCTGGGTACGGTCGGCAATGGCACTCTAGCGGTAACCTCGTAGCGCAAGGGCCATTTGGGACGGTAGACTTGTCCGGTGGAAATGTTGCAGCTGGGTCTGGAATTGGTTATGACCAATTTGAAGTCACGTGGTCGAAAACTAAAAAAGATGATAAAGAAACATACTGGTTCAAAATACGACCAGGATATTGTACCGTACTAGACCATTTCATAAGAATAGTTGGAACACCGGCTGGTGCTATATCTGTTGGAGATACTTCTATATCTACAAACGAGTTTGGTGTTCGTAATTTATATTACGTAAATACCTGTAATGCGTTTGGATCTAAAAAAGATTTGGACGTTGGAAATGGATTAAATGAAAATATTTTTAGCGTAGAATCTACTGCCACAAATGAAGATTCGTTTATAATCTTTTTATACAGACACACACCCGGGTTTAATAAACCAAAACTTGGAGTTATGTCTTACTTAAAGTTTGTCACTTATTTTACGGCTTGGACTTCTGGATTCCAAGCAGCTACGGTACAGCCAAACTATGGTTCTGCTGCTGGAACAAGAACAAACAATTTGAAAGGTGGATTGCATAATTATATGGAAACAAACCTTCCACCTCTTGAGTCGCCAATACGTCTAGATCAGATGAAAAGTGCTGAAACTGATTTTATGAGTGTGACAAATGTAAAAGAATGGTACAGGCTTGGATTACACGTTCAAGTTATCGCAATATTTGACCCGGCAACAGAAGATTTAAGACAAGTTAAAAAAGGTCACGTAACAATGGAAACTTCTGCGGAAGAAGTTATAGTTAGTGTTACAGATCCAATCAATACCACTACAATACTTGAAAGCAATGGATGGGGGTCTTACTTCTATGAAAACCCAGATGCTAATTTTACTGGTTTGAAGTTTGAATCTTAAATATTGAGTAAGTCGGCAATGGCTTTGAGGCTATTTTTGACTTACTTTGACTGAAGGCGATAAGCACAGTATGGCTAACAATCTCAAGCTATGGATTAACGCGGAGACTGGACGTTTGTTATCCAGCGGGTCGTCGTTTGTAACGGCTACCCCCCATACATTCCACGCTGGCGACACCCTTTCCCTAGAGTTGCACCTTATTGCCGGAGCAGGAGTAGCGCGTAGTCCATACGAAATAGCCTTCCCTGCCGGTGCTAGCGTCAAGGTTGCCGTCGGGACGGTAGCAAAGAACCCCCTAGGAGGCCAATGGAGGCTTTCTGTTGATTCAACCGAGACATCAGACTTATCGTTTGACGCTGCCGCCTCTGCGGTCGAAACAGCCCTAAATGCCCTATCAGCTGTAAGCACACAAGGCGGGGTTGCCGTGTCAGCCCTAGGTGGCGGTTACAGCATAACCTGGAACACCGTCGGTACTAAACCTTCTATTCTCTCTGGGTCGGACACGCTCACGCCCTCATCCTATGAGTCCATACTGGTTCTCCAGGCTGGAGACGTGTCCACCCGAGAGATCGTATTCGTCGAGCTTCGCCAGACCCCACTTGCCCTTGCTACGAGTTTTGCACCTATCGGCAGCCCTTCGGTTTCCACTTCGACTGTTTCTGCTTGGAATACTGTTAACCAAGTCATCCGCGTAAATCTAATCAATAGCCCTAAGTCTGGTTTCTGGACATTAACCTTAGTTAATGGAATTAAGACCTATGTAGCGGCCATACAGGTTGGGGCATCGTCCAATGACGTTCGCAATGCTATCTTGTCGTCTTTATCCGGTGGGTCTGATTTTGGACAGGTTGGAACAGTAACCCAAACCGATCAAGGCCAGTACGACATAGTACTGACTCGCAATTTCACCGCGTCGGTGGCCGGTACTGGCTTAGTGGCTTCAGACGCTTTAGTTGGTAACATATCATTTGCCACTTCTGAATTGATTGCCTTTTTAGGCAACTTAGCATCAGCTCAAGCAAGTTTAGAAATCTCGGTTGAATCCGATAGTAAGACAAAGACCTATGTACAAGTCTTGTGCGCTGTCGCTAACGCGGTGGTCGCAGCCGGAGCCGTAGGCCCTGTACCGATTGGTACGCTCTTAACTGAGGACGTGGCCAATGCCCGATTCATACGCCAGGATGTCGCTTCAGCTCCTAGTGGCGCAACGCAGGACATTATCTGGCAAAACCTTGGGGTGACTCTTGATGGTTCGGACACTGTTGCCGCTCTTAATAATGCGGCATCTCCTTCCAGCGGCAATCCGTTTGCTACTATGTCAGATGTCGGTGCAAACCCGTTTGACCAAGACCTTAACACTACTGACAGTCCTGCGTTTGTTGGTTTAACACTAAGCGGTCAACTTTCTTCTATTTCAGAGATTTATACTTCAACTCAACTTGCCGCACTTGGTACTTCAAGCGGAGAAGGGGTATTCGTTGCTTACAATGGAATCACAATGAAGGACTCGTCCGCAGTTGTGAAGATGCAATACGGGCTTAACGAAATCACCTTTGCGGACGCTACCACGCAAAACACCCGTGTTGTGCGTGAGTCACAAGCAACTGGAGCACCCGGCATTGACCAAACTTATTACCCATACGAAGTCAAAGTTGTCGACAGCTCTGGAACCGAATACTGGGTAGTAGCCCGACTCGCATAATGGCTGACACCGACATCATATTCAAACGCGAGGCAACTTTTCTTGCCACGGTAACTTATGCTCCGGAGCCAGGCGGTCTGCCTAATCTGATTGGATGCACCGTTACCTCGTCGATTCTAGACTCTGGGCGTAACCGCTATCCTTTAACGGTTACCTTAGCCGGTGACGGTTTAACTTTCACCTGCCAGGCCGACTCTGCTTTTACAGCAACCTGGGACACCGGAGACGCTCAATGGGATATCCGCTTTGAGATCGGTGGAGTTGTATTCTACTCACAGACAATAATGTTAACGGTGGCCTCACAGGTCACGCTCTAACTTATGGCCCTTACTGTCACGCTCCAGGGGCTAGGGGCTTTCTCTGCGACGATTGGGCAGAGCGAGTACACATTTACCGTAGAGATTGCGCCTTCACAGTTTTCGCTTAACGCGGAGATTGCTACACCTGGCCCTCGCGGTGAGCAAGGCATCCAAGGCGACCAAGGTATTCAAGGCGTAAAGGGAGATAAAGGCGATCAAGGGATTCAAGGTATCAAGGGCGACAAGGGTGACCAAGGAATACAGGGCATCAAAGGCGACCAGGGCATCCAAGGCATCCAAGGTATTCAAGGCGAAAAAGGCGACAAGGGTGACACCGGAGACTCTGGAGTAGCTTACGCGACTGCGCCTATTACTTACGACGCTGGAACAAAGACCGTCGGCATTGACCCTTACTACTTGCCACTCACAGGTGGCACGATGTCTGGCATCGCAGTCTTCTCTACTGATGGCACATCAGATTCCGAAGTTGGTGCGTGGGGTTTAGGCACACAAAAATCCAATGACCATACGCAGTTTGCCGAAGTAACTTATGGAGACATTTTTGTTCACAACTCGGCAGGTGCAACGCACCTTCTTCCGACAGGCGTACAGTTCCCAGACGGAACTACCCAAACAACTGCCGCTACTGGAGGCGGAGACTTTCTTCCTCTTGCTGGCGGAACGATGACTGGTAACATCATCTTTGGAACCGCTGGTCAGTACATCGGAAAAGGCACATTTGATACAAGCCGTGGTGGCGGGTACGGACTATCATTAGTTTGCTCAGTCGGCTACGAGTTTAACTGGCAAGCAGGCTGGCTGATTACTACGGAGCAAAACTCTACGACCCCTCGTCCGTTATATTTAGACAGCGTTGCAGGAACGACCCTTCGTGCTTGGGATGCAGCCAACAATGTAGGCACAGAAGTGTCTCACACAGCCATAACTTTCCCAGACGCTACAACGCAAACGACAGCCTTTACTGGTCCACAAGACTTATCTGCTTACCTGCTGTCTTCGACAGCGGCTACTACTTACTTCACAATTCCAACTGGAACTACGCTTCAGTACATTGACGGCACGGGTGCGTTAGAAACATTCCCGGCTGTCGGAGATCGCTATCTAACCTCATCGACTTCTACGCTTACCTGCGACTCTGCAGACGGCAAGACGATGACAGTAGGAACAGGGCTGTCCTATACAGCACAGCAGGACATCACTGTACTGTACAACAACGCCAACCATATGCACGGTACGGTGACATCGTACAATGCAAGTACAGGTGTTTTAACCTTTGACGCTAACACACACTCGGGAGGCCCTGGGCCTTTTTCAAATTGGGAAGTCAATGTTGGTGGCGTTGCTGGTGCGATTCTCCCTGTTGGGGGTACGGCTGGACAAGTGCTGTCTAAGATTAACTCTACCAACTTTAACACGGAATGGACTACGCTTTCTTACGCTCCGATTGCTTCGCCTACATTTACAGGAACGGTGACCATTCCAGCGGGTGCTTCTATCAGCGGTTATCAGACCACGCTGGCTTCTGCTACAACATCAACGGCTGGAAAGATTCAGTTAGCAACACAGGCTGAGGCGATTGTAGGTACGGATACGGCTAAGGCAATGACTCCACAGACTGCAAACGCAGTTTCTTATTTAGAAGCGTACGACCAACAAGACATTACTGCATTAAGTTTCAACGCAACAGTAAGCGTTCAATCTGTTTTACAGGCGGCAAATTACAAAAACTTAAATCACGGAGCAAGTACAGCAATCGGTTCTTCTTTTCTTGCTTGCTTAAACTTTTGCACAGTTGGACAGACAACTCAATCCGTCGGCATTGATTGGACTAAAAAAGTTATTCTATCTTTTAATCTTTCAAGAAGCGTTGCGTCACCTTCTGCTGGCTCTGTATTCCGTGCTTGTTTAGGAAAGACGCAAGCGGGAGGAGCAGTTGGTGATTTAATAAATACAGGCATTGGAATAAAAATTGAAGGTTCTGGAGTTGTTCAACTTATGGCTTACCGTTCGGGGGCATTGGTCACAACTAACACAACTTATACGCCAAATGGAATGGAATGTTTTGCGGTTAAGTTAGTTTCTTACGGCAACGGAACAGTAGAGTGTTTCATAAACGGGACATCAGTTGGAACAAACACAAATGCACCTACCGCAATAGCGTCGGCCTTCCTTTATAACACAACTTTTGAATGTCAGCAAACTGCCATTGTTGCTACAACCGCACAATGGACTATAAGCGGCATTAAACAATCATTCGGAAAACGATGAAAACTTATAGCATCAAAACCGCATTTGGCATTGATAGAAACATCTGCCCACCTCTTATAGTGGAACAGTTGTTTCCAGATGTTGCCATTGAAAAAGTTGAAATGGATGCTGAAAACTTATTTGTCACCGTCCCA